TTACTGTACAAGATGCGTTATACAGAGAACATATGGGGTTAGGTTGGAGAGATCCAAGAACAGGTGAAGCAATAAATCCGTTCTTGCAGCAATATCAGCGTAAATCTGACATGCCTGATTTTTCTCAATACGCATTAAAGTCAGAAATGCCGGCATTCACACCATTTGATCCAACAGGGCTACAAAGTCAAATCAGCGCTTTACAAAACAGAGAAATGTTTGATCCAACAGGTCTTCAGCAAAGAATGGGCGCACTAGAAGGAAGAGAAATGTTTGATCCAACTGGACTACAAAGTCAAATTAGCGCCTTACAGAACAGGCAAATGTTTGATCCAACCGGGTTACAATCAAGAATAGGCGATTTGGAAGGCAGACAAATGTTTGATCCGAGCGGCTTAAAATCAAGACTTTCACAACTTGAAAGTCAATTTCAACAGCAACCTTCGCAACAATTAAGTATGTCTGATATTGAATCGTTAATTGAACAGCGTTTGTCAGGCTTGGGATTAGATGACAAGCCTTTAGGTCTGGCAACAGATCCTTACGATTTTAAAAAAGACCCGATGCGAGAAAATATTTATATAGGTCAGCCCGGCGATATTTAAAAAACAGTGGACGGCTTAAGATTAGCAGAGTATATTCTAAAAGAATTACGAGATAGACAAGAACGAGTTTCAGAACATCTGTCGAGTGGTTCAATAAAAACGATGGAAGACTATCGTTTTCTCATTGGAGAGTTGACGGCACTTCGCTCCTTTGAAGATGATTTAAAAGAAGTGTTGCAAAATACAACTGGAGACAGTTTTGATGAGTGACTTAGCAGTCCCCCAACATATAGAAGCCGAACGCAAGGCTCAAAAAGAAGCGCAAAAAATAGAGGAAAGCAAAACAAACGGTGAAGTATCTATTCAAGATGCCTACATCGAACCTCAAGAAAGAGTGCTTGACCCCTCCCTTATCGACAACTCACTATTAGAAAGAATGCCTAATCCTACAGGTTGGCGTTTATTGGTGTTGCCCTATAAGGGAAAAGGCGTCACTGACGGAGGTATTGTTTTGCCTGATACGCTTGTAGACAGAGAAGCTTTAGCAACGGTAATTGCGTATGTGTTAAAACTCGGACCATTGGCCTATAAGGATTCTGGAAAGTTTAATGGCGAGTCTTGGTGTCAAGCTAAAGATTGGGTTTTAATTGGTCGTTATGCGGGTGCTCGTTTTAAATTGGAAGACGGGGCGGAAGTCAGAATCATTAATGATGATGAAGTCATTGGCACTATTTTAGACCCAGACGATATCCAGAGTTTATAATCGGAGCAAATCATGGCAGAAGCATTACCAGAAATTACTGATGAGAAAATTGAAAAGGCGGCCTTACCGGAAGGTAAGAGAGCCAATGAAGAGGTATCAGAAGAATCAACATTTATTGAATTGGAAGGAAAAGACTTAGAAGGTCTTCCGCCAATTGGAGAAGAAAAGGTTACAGAGGACTTCAAAACCAGCAAGCATGTTGAGAAAGAAGCTGAGAGCATAGAAAACGAAGCTGAAAAAAGAACCAAGTTAGCGCAGAATCGAATCGATAAGGCCGTTAAGCAGGCTAAAAATTATCAACGCAGAGAACTCCAAGCGCTTCAGTACGCAAAACAAATTGCCGAAGAAAACAATAGTCTTAAAAATCAACAAGCGCAAATGTCAAATCAGCAGGCGCAAATGTCACACAATTATGGCGCTGAGTTTGGTGCCAGAGTTGAGTCACAATTAGAAGGCTCGAAGATTGCTCTACAAAAAGCAATGGAAGAGGGCGAGGCTGATAAAATTGCTGAAGCTCAATCCATAATGGCTGCTGCCTCTGCCGATAAGGTTGCTTATGATCAGTATCAAGGACAGCTTCAAAGATACAATCAAGAGATGGAGCAGTACAACGCTCAACAACAAATGTACATTCAAGAACAAAGAATGGCGGCTCAACAACAACCGTCTAAACAACCGGTTTATCAACAGCCTTCAAAACGAGCACAAAGTTGGGCTAATGAGAACACTTGGTTTGGAAAAGACCAAGTCATGACCAATGTTGCTATTGCCGTTCATGAACAATTAGCACAAGAAGGGTTTGACACAGAGTCAGATGACTATTACTCTGAAATTAACAAACGAATGAAGCAAGAATTGCCAAATCGTTTTGAAAACATCGTGGAAGCTGACGGGAAACCCGTCCAAACCGTCGCTTCACCATCACGCAGTAACTCAAATGGACGCAGGAAAAATCGTAATCAAGTGGAGTTGACACCTAGCGAACAGCAATTAGCTAAACGTCTAGGAGTTTCTTTTAAAGATTATGCAATTCATAAAGCGAGGTTAGATAACTCATGAATGATAAAGTTGAAATCGAAGAAAACGTTGAAATTGACAGAACTTCTCGAAGTTCAGAAACACGCGAGACTCAAGAAGCTAGACGCCCTTGGGAACCGCCTTCTCTTTTGAAGACGCCTGAACCGCCTGATGGCATACGATACCGTTGGGTTCGTACTGAAATCAGAGGTCAGGAAGATCGAAAGAATGTTATGCAACGACTACGCGAAGGCTGGGTACCAGTTAAACCGGATGAAATTCCAGAGTTTGATGTTCCCACCATTGATCACGGCAAACACGCAGGTGTGGTTGGAATCGGTGGATTAATGCTTTGTAAAATCGATGTATCAATTGCCGAAGAACGAAATCGGTATTTTGAACAAAAAACAACTCATCAGATGAATGCAGTGGATAATGACCTCATGCGTGAAGAACATCCTGCAATGCCGATTACAAAAAATCGACAATCCAGGGTTACTTTTGGTGGTAATCCTAAGACGAAGTCTTAGAGTTACTTAATTTTAATCTCGTGATCGGAGAAGTTAATAATGGCAAATAAAGACGCCGCATTTGGTTTGCGTCCCGCCAAGCATGTTAGCGGTTCACCGTTCAACGGAGGTCAATCTAGATATAGGATTACGACGAGTGCGACAGCTTATACTACGAAGATTTACATGGGTGACATTGTGACTCAAGGAACAGGGGGTACGGTTACTCGTATCGCTCGTGCTGATGGTGGTAGCGCTACAAGCGATATCATTATTGGTGTGTTCAACGGTTGCTTTTATACGGACCCTACTACAAGTAAACCAACGTGGAGCAATTACTGGCCTGGTAATGCAGCTACTGATGCAGTCGGCTTTATCATTGACGACCCTTATGTCGTTTATGAAGTACAAGCAGATGCTGCTATGCCAGTAGCGGATCTTTGGGGTAATTTCGACATTGTGGATCAATCCACAGTCGGATCAACCCAAAGTGGTCGTTCTAATGTTGAGCTTGATGTGACAACAGGTGCTACTACAGCAACGTTGCCACTGAAAGCAATCGGTATATCTACAGACCCTCAGAACTCCGACGTCGGAAGTGCAAACACCAATGTGCTTTGTTTAATACAGAACCATCTGTATAGACAAGCTCAAGTTGGTCTAGCATAAGGGAGATATAACTAATGGCTATTTCAAGAGCACAGCTCACTAAAGAACTAGAACCTGGTTTAAACGCCCTTTTCGGCATGGAGTATTCTCGTTATGAGAATGAACACGAGGAAATTTTCGAGTCTGAAAATTCAGATAGAGCTTTTGAAGAAGAAGTTCTTATCGCAGGATTCGGAAATGCTCCCGTGAAACGTGAGGGTGATGGTGTTGAGTTTGATACAGCCTATGAAGGCTTTACTGCTCGCTATACCCATGAAACTATTGCACTTGCATTTGCATTAACAGAAGAAGCTGTAGAGGATAATCTCTACGACCGACTTGGTGCACGTTATACGAAAGCGCTTGCGCGATCTATGGCTCACACTAAGCAGGTTAAGGCTGCTAATGTTTTAAATAATGCATTTAGCTCTAGTTACACAGGTGGAGACGGACTGTCTCTAGTGAACAGTGCGCATACCCTAGCGGGTGGCGGTACTTATTCAAACACACCTAGTACCCAAGTTGATCTGAACGAAACTGCACTTGAAGACGGTTTAATTACAATCTCAACTCTTGTTGATGATCGTAATCTAACCCTAGCTCTTCAAGGCACAAAGCTAATTGTGCCACCACAACTTCAATTCATAGCAGACCGCTTGCTCGAAACTCCAGGTCGTGTTGGAACAGCTGATAACGATATCAATGCAATGAAAAATATGGGAATGATTCCTGAGGGCTATGCCGTCAACCATTTCCTAACTGATACAGATGCATGGTTTTTGTTAACAGATTGTCCAGACGGAATGAAGCACTTCGTGCGTACGCCTATAAGCACTAACATGGAAGGTGATTTTGACACCGGAAATGTTCGCTTTAAGGCTAGAGAGCGTTACAGCTTTGGTTGGAGTAATCCTCGTGGCATATATGGCTCGCAAGGCGCTTAAGAACCAGTAAATGGAACCTCGCCGGGGGTTTCTTACTCAACCCGGCACACTTTTCTAGGGGTAACTTGTCCTACAGACTGACCTAGCAGACAATGCCAAGACGGTAGGACTTATTTTTTCAGGAGAAAAAATTATGGCACAATCAACTTTTGCAGGTCCTGTAAGATCACTCGCTGGTTTTATTAATGCAGGATACAAAGCAACCGTTAGTTTAACGGCAAACACAACCATCACAGTGGCAGCTCATGCTGGCAGAACGCTATTATGTAATGATGCAGACGGAGTGTTTACACTTCCCAGCATTGTTGTAACAGAACCTGCTGACAAAACTGACCCAGGACAATTATGTAATTTAGGTGCTCAATTTACTTTTGTTGTTGTCACGGCAGCAACAGACATGGACATCACAACCGATGGCACAGACAAATTCGTCGGTGGTGCTTATACCGGTATTGATGACAGCGCAGCAGGTAAAACTTTTATCTCTGGCGCATCTAACGATACCTTTACACAAAACGGCACAACTAAGGGCGGTTTAGCAGGAAGCATTGTAGTTATTACTGCAATAGCCAGCGCTAAATACCATGTTGCGGCACAGCTACTTGGTTCAGGAACTTTAGTAACACCATTTGCTGACGCTTAATAGGGGGTAGATTATGGCTAATACAGTCACAGGTCCCACTAAGCAATTTGATGGACAAAAAAAGCTCATTGTTTATTGTTCTGTTTATTCAGACGGTAGTGCGAGCAGCACAACTTTAGCTGATGTTTCAGGACTAAACAAAAGCCCAGACGGAACCGCTTGCTCAACCGTTACTTTAAATAAGATATGGTACACATGCAGCGGTGCTCCAGATGCTCCGGCCTCTCTTGATTGGGATGCAGACACTGACGTTACTTTTCTAACATTGTCTTACGACAATTCGTTTGATTTTAGTGATTTTGGAGGTCTAACAAACACAGCAGCAACTGGTTATTCGGGTGATGTTCTTTTAGTTATTCCCTCAACATCTGATGCCGGGAACGAATACACCGTTTGGTGTGAGTTCATTAAGAACTACTAATAAGAATGGCTACTTCTGGATCAAGAGACTTTCAGCCTAATGTTGCTGAATGGATCGAAGAAGCTTACGAACGATGTGGGCTGGAAATGCGTACTGCTTATGACGCAAGAACAGCCCGCCGTTCGTTAAATATTCTTTTTGCAGATTGGGCAAACAGAGGCCTAAACCAATGGACTATTAGCAATGTTAGTCAAACATTAACTGAAGGCACCGAGTCTTATAGTTTAAATGCTTATGTAGTGGATGTTTTGGATGTGGTTCTTAGACGCACTAAAAACAGTGTGGTTACGGATTATCAAATGAGTCAGATAGGGCGTTCTGAGTATTGGAACATTCCGAGCAAAGCCAATAAAGCTAGGCCTACTCAATACTTTTTAGACAAACAGGAAACGCCTAAAATATATGTTTGGCCAGCGCCAGAGAACAGCACCGATATTATTAAAATGAACCAGATTTTAAGGATAGAAGACGCTGATACTTCTGTTAATGATGTCCAGGTTCCTTTTCGATTTTATCCTTGTTTGGTTGCTGGGCTTGCTTATTATCTTTCTCAAAAAAGAGCGCCAGAAAGAATGGAGTCATTAAAAATGATGTACGAAGATGAGTTTGCTAGAGCGTTGGCTCAAGATGAAAGTCGCGCATCATTGATGGTAAAACCAAACATGCGCTCCTATGGTTACTAGGGATGACTTATGCTGCCGGCAAATATGCATACGGAATTTGTGACCGATGCGGTTTTAAATATCCTTTAGGTGAATTACACAAGGAATGGAATAATTTAAAAACATGCCCGGAATGTTTTGAACCCAAAAGTGCACTGCTTGATCCACTACCTCATGTTGCTGATCCACAAGCTCTTTATGACCCAAGACCGGATACTGTTACTCAAACGGCAGGTTTGGGGGTAGTTACTACCAACAAGATTTCAGAGTTTGATTCTAAGGGGGTTTATTTAGGCACCGGGGGCATGACCACTACCGATGATCCTATTGGTAGTGAATTTGAGGGTCTTGAAGCAACCGGAGAAATTGGTACTATAACAGCAGGAGGCTCATAATGGCTTTTACTTATGCGACATTAAAGACAGCTGTCCAGGATTACATGGAAAATGACGAAACGACATTTACCAATAACTTGGATAATTTTATAAAAGTGACTGAAGAAGACATTTTAAAAAATGTTGAACTTAACTATTTTAGAAAAAACGTGACAGGAACAGCAGCTTCCGGAAACGCTTATTTATCAATGCCCAGCGATTTTTTAGCACCGTTTAGCCTAGCGGTAATTAACTCCAGTGTTTACACTTATTTGTTATTAAAACACCCGTCTTTTATTAGAGACTATACACCCAATGCTTCAACCACTGGTGCTCCTGTATATTATGGAGAGTTTGACAATGATTCATTTATTTTAGCCCCAACTCCCGACGCCAATTACACTTTTGAATTACATTATTTTTATCGACCTGCTTCTTTAACTGCCGGCGCTTCAGACGGCACTACTTATTTATCAACCAATGCGCCCAATGTGTTATTGGCAGGCTCTTTGTTACAAGCGGCCTTGTTTATGAAGCTAGAGCAAACAGAAATTGGCACTTATAAACAAAATTATGACAAAGAAATGATGCAATTTAAAATTTGGGCAGAAGGTAAAAACACCAAAGAAGAAATGAGATACGACAAAACCAGAGCAGTGCGATGATTAAAGAATTAAAAGGAAAAAATATTGCTATTGTTGCGATGGGTAAGAGTCAGCTGGATTACCATTTATCTATTAGTCACAGCAAAGAATACGATGAGGTCTGGGCAATTAATTCCATGTGTGCGGTTATTAAGTGTGATCGTGTGTTTATGATGGACCCGGCTTCACGTTTCTTTGATACATTTGATGCGGGACCACAAACCCAGGTAATGAGAAGGCTTTTACCAAGAATAGAAATTCCTGTTTATTCTTGCGAAAAAGACAATCGAGTTCCAGCCATTGAATTGTTCCCTTTGGACGAAGTGGTTGAGAAAATGGGCTGCGGATACCTTAATAACACGATTGCCTACGCTATTGCTTTTGCCGCTTTAAATGAAGTGGGAAAAATTAACATGTACGGCGCCGATTTTAGTTACAGCACTAACATTCACTTTGGTGAGATGGGAAGAGGCTGTTGTGAATTTTGGTTATCAAAATGCATGAGCAAAGGCATTGATGTCGCTGTGGCAGCTTCTTCATCTTTGCTTGATACAAATGTTTCAGAAAATGAAAAGCTATACGGATATCATAGGCTCGAAGATCCGCCTGTCGTATATTCTAAGAATGGCGATTTAAAAACAACACAATTTTCTAAAGTTGAAATAAAAAATGAAAAACCCGTTGGCGTTTCCGGCAGGCAAGACCCTATAAAAGTTAAAACAACAAACGGTCTTATGCCCGTAGAACCCAACCAATATTAAGGAGAAAAAACAATGCCAGGTGCAACAGAGAGAAAAAGATACATGAGAGGAGAAACTAAAACTTCTCGTGGAGATTACGACATGAAAAAGAAATCTTCTAAAAAGTCTAAAAAAAGTAAGAAATATTGAAATGGAAACAGATTCGTTTACTATGTCAATAGGTGATTTAGGCGTAAAGACGACAGACAATAGAGGCCATACAGTTGAAGAAGTTGCTGAAATGGCGACCAATAAATTAGTTTCAGTTGCAGATACTGCACCTGGTCCAATTAAAGCACAGGCACATGCTTTTAAAAATAAGTGTCATTTTATCATTGCTTATTATATGCAAGAGGCAATTAAAAACCACATGTGTACAATAAGTAATCAATTAGAGGCGCAAGGGAATAAAGACCTTGCGGAAATTATTAGGAGACTATAATGGCGATTACGCAAGCAATGTGTACTTCTTTCAAAAGTGAGCTTCTGCAAGCGGTACATAACTTTAAAGCATCTGGAGGAAACTCTTTTAAGCTGGCTTTATATACAAGTTCAGCGACAATGAGTGCTTCTACTACAGCTTATAGTACAAACCAAGAAGCATCGGGAACAAACTATTCTGCGGGAGGATCAGCTTTAACAAACGTTAACCCTACAACATCAGGAACAACTGCGTTTACTGATTTTTCTGATTTGACGTTTGGCACTTGTACAATTACTGCAAGAGGTTGTATGATCTATAATGATACAGCTACTGGTGATCCAGCAGTTGCCGTGTTTGATTTCGGTGGCGACAAAACAAGCACAGCAGGTAGTTTTACCATATCTTTCCCAACCGCAGACGCAAGTAACGCTGTTATTAGAATAGCGTAGAGTTAGCCAATGGCTAATATCACTGGCTGGGGTCGGAGTACCTGGAACTCTGGCACTTGGGGTAATCCAGTACCTGTTGAACTGACTGGTTTAGCGGGAACCGGTGCTGTAAGTTCTTTAACCATTACCTGTGATGCAAATGTTGCAGAAACAGGAGTGGCAGCTACGGGTGCGGTAAGTTCGCTCACAGTTACTGGTGTTGCTAATCTTTCGGTTACAGGACTAGCAGGAACCACTGCTTTAGGGGTTGAAACGGTTAGCGCTGATGCAAATGTTAGCGAAACCGGCCTAGCAGCAACAGGAGCAGTTGGCACAGTTATTGCTAATGGTGTCGCTCTTGTTGGAGTTAGCGGAACAGCCTCGACAGTTTCTCAAGGTGATGAAACTGTTACCGGTGCTGCCAATGTTTATCCAACAGGATTAGCGGGCACCACCTCGTTAGGCACTATAACCCTAACCACTGATAATGTTATATCAGTCACTTTGGGTGCTATGACAAGCAGCCTGGGCGATATAACGGCCACAACGCATGTGACTATTGCAGTTACCGGGCTCGCAGGAACAGGGAACATTAGTCAATTATTGGTTTGGAGTGAAGTTATTCCAGGACAAGACGCTGAATGGGCCGTAATTGATGATTCTCAAACACCAAATTGGTCGGCAATTGATGATGCTCAAGACGCAGATTGGAAGGAAGTGGCATAGATATTGGAAAACAGACTATATACAAGCTATAATCAAAAAAGATTGGAGGAATCTAAATGGCAACTTATGTAAATGATCTAAGATTAAAAGAAATTGCTACAGGTGACGAATCGGGAACCTGGGGCACATCAACCAACACAAATTTAGAGCTCATTGGAGAAGCCTGGGGCAGTGGTTCAGAAACAATCACTGGAACTTCCCATACTATTACGATGGCAGACGGCACCTCAGATGCTGCCAGGGCCTATTCTCTTACTCTTGCAGGCTCAATCACCGCAACCAACACCGTAACTCTCGCACCGAACACCGTTAATAAAACGTGGATTATTCAAAATAGCGCGGGTTATCAAGTAACAATATCTCAAGGCACAGGCGCTAATGTCGTTATTCCGAATGGCGGAATTAAGATGGTGGTCGCTGATGGCGCGGGAGCAGGCGCTGCCGTAACTGACGTATTAGATATGACAGGCGGTACCGGTAATATCGGTCTAGGTAGTGGCTCACTAGGCACAGCCATAACCACAGGAACAGACAACGTAGCTATTGGTGAAGCTGCCCTTGATGCAGTGACTTCTGGAACAGACAATACAGCAGTTGGAGATAATGCTGGTGGGGCTTTAACCACAGGAACAGACAATACTGCGATTGGTTCAGGTTCCTTAGTAACATTGACCACAGGTGCAAATAATACAGTGGTTGGTGCTTATGCAGGCGACGCTATAACTACTGGCGGTTCAAACGTAGCTGTAGGAAAAGATGCAGCAGGTGCTACAACAACTGGAACATCGAATACTGCAATAGGAACAAGTAGTTTATTGGTTAACACCACAGGAGCAGCGAATACCGCAGTCGGACATTTAGCACTAGACGCTAATACCACAGCAGATAACAATGTTGCGGTTGGCTATACTGCTTTATCAGCAAACACCACAGGTGCAGGAAATACTGCCATCGGTAAAGACGCTTTAGCAGCTAATACAACGGCAGCGAATAATGTGGCAATAGGCATGGATGCTTTAACATCAAACACCACTCAAGGCAACTTAACGGCTGTGGGTTATCAAGCCCTTACTGCAAATACCACAGGGGACTCTAACACAGGTCTTGGTTATTTAGCCTTAAATGTAAACACCACAGGTTCAGCTAACACTGCCGTTGGCTTACAGTCTCTTGATGCAAACACAACAGGAGGCAGTAACACTGCCGTTGGATCGGGTTCATTAGGAGCGAACACAACCGCGAGTAATAACACCGCTGTTGGTAAAAACGCTTTAGCTGCAACCACTGTAGGACACACTAACACAGCCGTAGGCGTAGAGGCTGGTAAAGCCGTTACAACGGGTGATAACAATATTTCTATCGGTTATAGGGCGCTATACACAGAAGACACAGGCAATAGGTCTGTCGCTATTGGTGATTATGCTTTAACTGTCCAGAACAATGACGACAGTAACTATAATGTTGCTATAGGTTATGCCGCAGGCACAGCAGTAACCACTGGTAAATATAATACAGCAGTCGGCGGTCTTGCCCTTGACGCTAATACCACAGCATCTAACAACACCGCAGTTGGTTATGCTTCTTTAGGAGCAAACACCACAGGTACAGAAAACGTAGCCATTGGTGCAGCTTGTTTAGATTCAAACACCACCGCTTCTTACAATACAGGTGTTGGATATAATGTATTAGAAGCTACCACCACAGGTGGAAGCAATACAGCTATGGGTAGATATGCTATGGCTGCCAATACAACAGGTGCTAATAATGTTGCAGTTGGTATATCAGCCTTAGACGCTAACACCACAGGAGATGAGAACACAGCACTAGGAGATGGTGCTTTAGGCGCAAACACCACAGCAGATAAGAACGTGGCAGTGGGTGCGCGTGCTATGTTAGTAAATACCACAGGAGCCAGTAATGTTGCCGTTGGATATGAGGCTTTAGAAGTAAACACCACAGCTTCTAGCAATACAGCCGTTGGTTATCAGTCTTTAACAGCAAACACCACAGGTGCAAATAATGTGGCTGTTGGTAGAGCTTCGCTATACACCAACACAACGACATCTAATAATACAGCACTCGGCTTTCAAGCACTATATACCAATGCTGCCAATAATAACTCTGCACTAGGACACAACGCTCTCTTTAACAATACGACAGGTGCTTCAAATACTGCTGTCGGTAAAGGCGCTATGGAGAACAACACTACAGCTTCTGACAATACTGCGATGGGTTTAAGTGCATTAAACGCAACCACCACAGGCGCTAACAACACAGCAGTTGGATCAAGCGCTTTATTGGTAAACACCACAGGCTCAGAAAATACAGCAGTCGGTAAAGGCTCACTAGACGCTAATACCACAGCAGGGAATAACACAGCAGTGGGATATAACTCTTTAACAGCAAACACTACAGGTACAAGAAATGTTGCCGTAGGTTCTTCATCTTTAGATGCTAATACAACGGCAAGTGACAATACAGGTCTTGGTTATGGTGCTTTAGGAGCAAACACCACAGGAGATTGGAACGTAGCTGTAGGTAGCGAGAGCTTTGATGCAAACACAACGGGTTCAAATAGTGTTGCTGTAGGCGGTAGGTCTTTAAGTGCAAATACAA